TCTAGTGATGGTGTTTCGATTAACTACGATGGAAATGTGTTAAACAAAGGTGCAATACTTGGAACTGACTATGATTTTGATGCTCCTGCTCAGAACAAAGTAAGAGTAACTGCTCTTGCAAATAATAATTTAAAAATAAGGGTTGTATAGTATGGCAGTACAAGTTAGTAGAGCGGATATAGTCTCTACAGAGATACAAGAGTTAATTTCAGACTTTCGATTCCTAAAGCTCCCTATAAAGCCTTATTTGGAGCTTTTAGGAATTGTTCCTTTGCCTTCGCAAATAGCACTTATTAATGCTGTTAATAATCCAAAGTATCGATTTATCTCTGCAGCTCTCTCAAGGCGTCAGGGCAAAACATACATTGCGAATGTAATCGGCCAGCTTGTATCCCTAGTTCCAGGGTCAAATATCTTAATTATGTCTCCAAACTATTCTCTTTCTCAAATTTCTTTTGATTTGCAAAGAAACCTAATTAAGCACTTTGACTTGGAAGTTGTACGAGACAATGCAAAAGACAAGGTCATAGAAATATCAAATGGCTCTACTGTTCGTATGGGTTCTGTAAACCAAGTAGATTCCTCTGTTGGTCGTTCTTACGATCTAATTATTTTTGACGAAGCAGCATTAACAGAAGGAGAAGAAGCTTTTAATGTGTCTCTTCGTCCTACTTTGGATAAAGACAATTCAAAAGCAATCTTTATATCTACTCCACGAGGAAAGAACAACTGGTTCTCCAAGTTTTTCCAGCGCGGTTTCTCAGAAGAATTTCCAGAATGGGTAAGTATACGAGCAACTTATCAAGACAATCCTCGAATGAGTCAGAGCGATATTGATGAAGCTCGAAAGTCTATGAGTGATGCAGAGTTTCGTCAAGAGTATGAAGCTGACTTTAACACTTACGAAGGTCAAGTATGGAATTTTGATGCTGAAGAATGTGTAGCAGATTTGTCCGAATTAGATATTTCTGGCATGGATATTCTAGCGGGGTTGGACGTAGGTTTTCGAGACCCAACAGCATTTTGTGTAATAGCATATGACTGGGATTCAGGAAAATACTATGTTCTAGCAGAATACTATGATTCGGAAAAAACTACTGATAGACACGCGGAAGAGATTCGTAAACTTTCAGACACTTACAATATAGATTATATTTATATTGATGCAGCTGCAGCCCAAACTCGATTTGATTTTGCTCAGAATTATGATATTACAACTATAAATGCAAAGAAATCTATAATTGATGGAATTGGACATGTAGCAGGAATTGTAGACAATAATAACCTTATTGTTGATCAGCGTTGTGTTGAAACATTGGCTTCTTTAGATCAATACCAGTGGGATCCTAATCCAAATCTAGTAAAAGAGAAACCAAAACATAATAAAGCTTCTCACATGGCCGATGCTCTGCGGTATGCTCTCTACTCATTTGAAACTTCGCAGACCACCTTCTAGCAATACATCCTTAAAAATAGTATTTGACAAGAAACCTCAACTTAGTTATAATTTCGTTAATAAAAATGGAAAACCAAAAAGTATGGCGGCACTAAAAAGAGACAAAGTTAAGTATATTAGAGACAAAGCAAAATCTAAATACGAAAAAGGAAGTGCTTGCTATATTTGTAATAGCAAAGAAAAGTTAGACTTCCATCACTTTTATAGTTTAAGTCCTTTGCTTACTCAGTGGCTGAAAGAAAAACAGGCCATTCGACCAGAGCATTATACTGACGAATATATCGTAGTATGGAGAGATGAATTTATAGAAGAAAAGTGGGCAGAATTATACGAATACACAGTTACATTGTGCCACGACCATCATTTACAATTACATTCAATTTATGGTAAAGATCCTTCTCTAGCTACAGCAAAGAAGCAAGAGAAGTGGGTAGAAATACAGAGAACTAAACATGGCGTGGTATGATAGACTGCTTGGCAGAAGCCCAAAAGATTCAGCAGAAGAAAAGCTGAATCCTATTCAGCAGTTTTTTGGCAATGACAAAGAATCTTCTCGTGAGTATACACAAAACTACGAGCAGTTCTATGAAACTCTGGAAATTGTAAATAGGGGCGTAAATCTTATAGTGGATGATGTAGCAGAAATTCCTGCTACTGTTACGGGAGACACTGTGCCCGGGGTCGTAAAGGGTATAAAAAGGTCTCGAGTAAATATTCTTCTAAATCAAGACCCGAACCCTTTTCAAGACATTAGCTCTTTTAAAAGGAATCTAATTACAGATTATTTGCTAGATGGAAATATATTTATTTACTTTGATGGCGCTCACTTGTACCATCTTCCAGCAGACAATGTAACCATTCATGCTGACTCAAAAACATTTATTGAAAAGTACACATATAACGATATAACTTATTCTCCTGACGAGATTATTCATATCAAAGAAAATTCCTTCTATTCTATTTTTAGAGGGACTTCTCGACTGAAGCCTGCAGTAAGAACAATGCAACTTACTGCAAATATGCGTAAATTTCAAGATAACTTTTTTAGAAACGGAGCAGTCCCAGGTCTTGTATTAAAATCGCCAAATACATTATCTGAGAAAATTAAACAACGTATGCTCGAATCCTGGACTGCTCGTTATCGTCCAGATGCAGGCGGTAGACGCCCTCTCATTCTTGATGGAGGTCTAGAAGTAGATCAAATTTCGAATGTAAATTTTAAAGAATTGGACTTTCAATCGGCGATTACAGAAAACGAAAAAATTATTTTAAAAGCATTGGGAATACCTCCCATACTTATGGACTCAGGTAATAATGCAAACATTCGACCAAATATGAGAATGTATTATCTTGAAACAATTCTTCCTATTGTAAGAAAAATTAATGCGGGGTATTCAAGATTTTTTGGCTTTCAAATTAAAGAAGATGTAACAGATATACCCGCACTGCAACCAGAGTTGCGAGACCAAGCTCAATATTACTCAGCTTTGGTAAATACAGGAATTATTTCTCCAAATGAAGCACGAAGTGCTCTTGGATTTGATTCTGTAGATGGATATGATGATTTAAGAGTACCTGCAAATATTGCAGGTAGTGCAGCTAACCCGGATGAGGGAGGACGCCCTGTAGATGGCGACGAACAGTAAAAAATTAAGAGTAACTAGAGAATTAGGACTATATTTTGCAGAGAAAGGAAAAATTCTTCCTGCTAGAGAATACAAGCGAGTTACTGACCGCCCTAAGTTTTTAAGTTTAAAAGAAATTGTAAAAGTTATGGGTTCTTATACTACAGCAGTAAATTGGATTGAAAAGTATGAGCCTGAACTATGGGACACAATACACAGTGTCAAGCCAGAGCCAGTATCTCCACTAGAGAAACTGGCACAACAAGGGAAGAAGAATGGAAAAGATATTTAATCTTACCTCTACCTTCAAAACTTTAGAAGAAGATGATGGAGGAGTCCATATCTGCGGTATGGCAAGCACTAGCGATCAAGATAGAGCTAATGACATCATCGCCGCAGAGGCTTGGACAAAAGGGGGTTTGAATAATTTTGAGAAAAACCCAATTATTCTTTTTAACCATGATTACAATAAGCCCATTGGTCGCGCAACGGGGTTGAAAGTAACCGATAATGGTTTAGAACTTAAAGCAAGAATCTCAAAGTCTGCTCCCGACCATGTAGCAGAACTAGTTAAAGAAGGTATCCTTGGAGCTTTTTCCGTTGGTTTTCGAGTCAAGGATGCTGATTATATTAAGGAAACTGACGGATTAATGATTAAGGATGCTGAGTTGTTTGAAGTATCAGTTGTATCGGTACCATGCAATCAAGCAGCAACTTTCTCGCTCTCGAAGTCTTTTGATTCGATGTCTGAATACGAAGACTTCAAAAAAACTTTCAAAAATCGTGTAGATCTAGCCGGTCAGTCTCTGGCTAAAGATGAAAATTCATTTGAAGCTAGTGATACACCGGGTGGGGATAAAACCCTAAAGGAGAAAAAAATGTCGGAAGAAAAGAAAACTCCCGAAATCGACTTGGAAGCATTCGCTAAGAAAGTAGCTGATGAAACTGCTGCTACCATTGCGATGAAGCAAGCCGAGCAAAAAGCAGCTGAAAAAGCTGAGCAAGAAAAAGCTGCTGCTGAAGCCGCTGCAAAAGAGGCTCAGGAGCAAGAAGTAAAGTCAGCTATTGCAGTTGGCGTTGAAACTGGTGCCGAGCGTCTGGTGGCAGACCTTCAGAAAGAGTTTGAATCAGAAAAAGCTGATATCGCTGCAACTCTTCAGAAGTACAAGGCTGATCTGGAAGAAAAAGCCGCCGAAATCGAAGCTATGCGTAACAGCAAGCGTGATTTCTCTGGCCGTAAGCAAGGTGGCGACCTGACTAAGTTCGGTAAAGAGTTCCTTGCTGCCCACGTACTTGGTAAAGTAACTGGCAAAGGTTGGAACACTGACTACGGTCAATCCGTTCTGGAAAAAGCAGAAGTCACTTATACTTCTACAACTTCCGCTGGTATCGATGTAATCGTTTCTAGCCAGTTTGAAGAAGAAGTTCGTCAAGCTCAAAAGATTGCTCCGGCTTTCCGTGAAATTCGAGTAACTTCTGGTGCGACTGTTCTGCCAGTAGCTCCTGATACTGAGCCTGCAAACTGGGCTTCTACAGGCGCTGAAGTAGCTGCAAACAACCTGGAAGAAGCTGGTGCTTCTGACAACAACTACAATGTTAATCAGGTAATTCTGCAAGCACATCGTTTGATTTCAAGCACTTTTGTGACAAACGATACTGACGAGCAAATCGTTATTTCTGTATTGCCGATGATTACATCTGCTCTTGCACGAGCCCACGCTATTGCTATCGACAAGGCTATCCTTGTAGGTAACTCTGGTGGCTTTAATAAGGGTCTTGTAGGTGCTGCTGGTACTGATGATACCAACGGCTATGCTTCTACTTCTGCTCTGACTGCAATTGATGCGTCTGACACTACTGAAGTAACTCCTGCAACTCTTCTTGCAATGCGTAAAGAAATGGGTAAATATGGTCTTGAGGCTTCTCAAGTTGCCTATATCCTCCCAACTGACGCATACTATGAGCTGATTGATGCCTCAGGTTTCACTGACATCACTGAAGTAGGCTCTGATCTTGCAACTAAGGTAACCGGTATGGTTGGTACTGTATACGGTTCTCCTGTAATTGCTACAGATCAACTGGCGTACAACCTGGCTTCTTCCGGTTCTCCGACCACTACTGCAGCTCTGGCTGTGTATATGCCTAACTATGTAGTTCCTCGTCTGCGTGGCGTTAACGTAGAAACTGACTACATTGTGAAAGAGCAGCGTACCGTACTGGTCGCAACTCAGGCTCTTGGCTTCAATGAGTTGGTAGCAGCATCTGGCAGCAACAAGCCAGCTATCCGTCTGCCTTACGCCTAATAGCTAACTAGCTATGGATCTTAGGGGGAGTTTTCTCCCCCTAAGTTTTTACTAATTTATTTATGGCAAATTTAATTACTTTAGAAGAATATAAAACGGCTGAAGGTATTCAATCTCCGAAAGAAGATTTGCGTATCGAAGCCTTAATTCCGTCCGTAAGTCAATTAGTAAAAACTTATTGTGGAAATAGTATTGTAGATTATTATAGCACTAATAAAACAGAAGTTATAAATATAAACTGGGATACTTATATTGTACAGCTTACTGAAAGTCCTGTAAATACAATAGTATCTGTAGAAGAAAGAGAAACGTATCAAGAAAGCTATACTACTCTTACTACAGGTGCCTATGAGTATTACTTAGATACTGCTACAGATAGCCTTCTTCGAACTACTGGAGGCTCAGTATATAGAAACTGGCCAAAAGGCCCCGGAGCTGTTCGAGTAGTATACACTGCAGGCTATGAAACTATTCCTTCAGATCTTCAACTTGCAGTTATTGATTTGATTACCTACTATTTGAAAGACGAGCACAAAGAGCGAAAAACTCTGGCAGGTGCTTCTGTACAAAACCAGGCCAGCACTAGTCAGCGAAATAATGTTGCTTTTCCTGACCATATCAAGCGTGTGCTTGATCTTTATAAGAATTTCTAATGAGTAAAGCATTTGTAGATAGATTACTAAAAGAAATGCTGTTTAAAGTTTCAGGAGATATTTAAAGAAAGAAAGTAGACGCTTTGCCTCAAGTAGTTACTGTTACAAAAAGTAATCTTGCACAAGGAATAAAAGAAGGATACGAAAAAACTTTAAAAAATACAGCCCCTACACTTATGGACGCAGACTTTGAAAGAGCTGCTGGAAAGGGAATGCAAAAGTTAATAGCTTATTTAAGTAAAACAAAAACTCTTAGTAGATTAAAAACAAAAGAAAGTAATAGTACAAAAGTAGTTTTTACTCAACCTAGAACTATAAAAGGCCCTTTTGATACTATGAAAAAGGGAGCTATTCAAGAATTATCGACTATTTTAAAAGAAAAAGGCCTTGAAGAGATAAGTAAAACAGACTCAAGTAAAATTATGCTAGGAGTTGAAAGACTTCACCAAGAAAAAACTACTGTAGGCACTGCACAGTTAGCTATTATGGTAAAAATGTTGAATGCTTCTCAAAGCATGGCTATAAAAGATTTTATAAATAGTGAACAGGCTCAAGAAATAAGAGATATTTATGATAACATAAAAGGAATTTATAAAGTTACTAGAAGTGGATCGAATTATAGTATAAAACAAGAAAGAGAAGTAAGTATTCTTGTAGATGCCACTTCAAAAAACTATCCTGGGTCAGAAGACTATGACTGGGCAAATCTTAAACCAAAACTACAAAAGGCTTTTGATGATTGGGCAGCAAAGACAGATTGGTCAAGTCATAAAGGAAGTAAGAGTCCGAAGGAAGAAGCTACAGAATTGACAGAATATGCTATTATTAATGAGCTTTCAAAAATAAAAGGAGCAAAAGTCTCAAAAAAAGTTTCTAGACCTAAAAAAGATAAGAATAAAGAAAATACTGTTAAATTGGCACAAAAAACTTTATTAGCCAATAAAGCTCAAAAAGCAAAAAAGGCGAAAACAACAAAAGTTAGGAAAAAAGTATCTTCGACTAGTTTTTCACAAACTAAGTTATATGCTGCTCTAAATGCTAAAATTAATGCCACAGTAGCAAAAAATATGGGCGAACCTGCCTTAGAGTATCAAACAGGTAGATTTGCTAGCAGCGTAAAAATTACTGATGTAAGTGTTACTCCACAAGGGTTTCCTTCAGTTGGATATACTTATCAACTTTATCCTTACCAAACTTTCGAGCCGGGATTCGCTCAAGGAGATGTAGATAGAGACCCTAGAAAGCTTATTGACAGATCTATAAGAGAGATAGCC